TCACAATCAAACACCCAGCCGAAATCATCAGCTTCTAATTCTTTCTTTGTGTGATATGGACTAAATGCACCACATTCTGTTAGGCTCCCCCAGTACCAATGATTATTTTGTAGCTGGTGTTTCAAGTATGCACTATTAGTATCAATATTTTTCATCTTCACCAAATACCGCTTCTCTTTCTCGACCTCGTAGCCGAATTGGTGCATATTGAAGAGGGTTTGGATAGTGCCACAACAACCATAATCAAACCAGTCTTTGAAATCATAACCTTCTTGTTGATCCCAATAATATATATAATTCCAAATACTATATCCTAAATCTTTCTTGTGTTCCTCATACCAATCCGCCACAAACTGCGGGACGACTGGTTTGTTCAACTCTTGCCGAATTTTATCAGCATCCTTCAATTGATTACCAACCCATGCTCCTTCAAATTTTCCTTGCTCGTAGCCTTCACGCCATTTTGCACGACTGAAATCTCGCTCAAATTCACCCATGATTGCCTTTAGCCAAACTTCACGATCATGCTCTGGCAATTCTCGTAATCTTGCTAGTATATTCTTGACATAGCGAGGTGCTTCGTCTGCGTGACCTTTTTCTGGTTCGTATAGTTCAGAAATAAGTTCTATTACCGCGTCTATCTCAATATATTTTGCTTTGTTGCCAAAAAGATTTTTTAAGCCTTCTATCCGTTCAATCAATTCCTGTTTATTCATTCCTCTACCTCCTTGAGTTGCAAAATTAAATGAATAACTATATTCCTATCCACATAAGGCCTCTCTCTGTGTGTTTCAGCGGGTAGGGTATGAATTTTCTCAATCAACTGTTTTACATTCATCTTCCAACTCCTTGATTTTCCGTTTAAATTCCTTCACTCGTTTCTTCCAGTATCCACGTTCTTCTGCCCGTGAATGTGCAAGTGATTTAACACATGGTTCAGTTAATACTGAAATATGTGATTCTGCTTTCTCAATCTCTCGCTCATAGCCTTCAATTAGCTGCTTCTTTAAGTTATCATTCATATAAATCACCTAAAACGGTAATCCATCATCTGGAATATCCATCGGATCACTTGTTCCAAAACTTGGTGGCATCTGCTCTTCGATGTTTGATTGGTTTGCAGAATTGTCTCTTTTTTCGAGTAATTGGAAAGTCTCAGCAACTACTTCTGTCACATAGACACGTTGTCCTTGCTGATTATCATAGCTTCGAGTTTGGATGCGACCTGTGATGCCTACAAGATTTCCTTTTTTGCACCATTCAGAAAGCAATTCAGCTGGTTTTCTCCAAATCATGCAATTGATGAAGTCAGCTTCACGATCACCTGCCTGATTCTTAAAATTGCGATTCACTGCCAAACTGAAAGTTGCAACAGCCACGTTTGATGGTGTGTATCGCAACTCAGGGTCACGAGTCAAGCGACCTACTAACACAACATTATTGATCATTGTTTAACTCCTTTTCTACTTCCTCAATCAACCAATCAAGGTTTTTGCGAGCCTTTTTCAAATCTTCAAGACCATTCTTTTTTTGGAATCTTAGTAGATACTTGATTGCGTTTCCCCAGCACCATGCTGCCTTGCCTGGCAATTTGCCAATAAAGTTGTCAATCACTTCAATGCTTTCAAGACCTTTTGAGCCTTGATAATGACTTGGTTTGTTTACGTTGTCATTTTTTTCAGGTTTCATTATTCATCCCCTTCCTTGTTTTCTAAAACGGCATCCTGTATAAAAGTGTTGCCAATTTCATAGTGCTTGTATTCTTCGGCTGTCACTTCAAATGTTTCTTCAACGTGCTCATTTCCTACATATCCAGAAACGACCAAAATATATCTTCTTTTTGTTCTTGTTGGCACAAGTACCGAACTTTTTCCTGTCATAACAGGTATGAACGTTGTATGAGGTTCATCAATGTACTTATCTACCACCGTCCCACTTGAAATCTGGTGACATGCTATGAGTAAGGATGCGAGTAAAACAACACATAGAATTTTAAAATATCTCATTCTAAATCCTCACAAAAACAAACTAACTAGCCACAGAACAAATGCAAAATATATAATCTTTGAAATGGCCTGAGTAAGTTTTTTTGAAATTTCTTCATCACTATAAATTGTTGGATTTATGAAGCTTAGTAAAGCATCTACTCCAAAAGCTTGCCAAAACGAAATCTTTCCGACCGGGAGGATTGTCGTTACAATCTCATTCCAACCAAATTGAACAACAAACGGTGAGACAATTGTTACGAGTAATACACCAATAAAAATTCCTAGTTTTTTCATTTTATAAATCCTCCTCTTTGACAAAGACACCGTCAATCATCTTACCTTTGCGGTCTTTGATGACCTCATAAGCTTCTTCTAAGCAACTTTCAGCTGTAGTTCCATTACAAAATGAAACTGTACTAACCACACTGTCAAGAAACATCAAGTCTGATTTGATTAAAGGAATCTGTGTCTCGTTATGACAGATATGGGCGTATAGCTTCTGAGCGATATTACCCAGACTTGAAACCATCAGCAGCAATTCAAGTTCCTGTTGATTAGCCGAAATCTGAGCACCGTTCTTGATCTGTTGCTCAAGTCCAATCATTACTACCTGGATATCACCAATTGCATCATAGATCAGTTCAGATTTATCTTTTGCGATACCTTCAAACAGTTCTCCTGATTCTTCCATCAACTTCAAGAACTGTTTGACAGGATTTGCTTCATGTAGATTTCTGTCAACAAACCACTGTTGAACCTTTTCTTCCAAATTCATTTTTGTATTCATCTTATTTTTCCTCTCTTTTCTTCGTAATCAAGTAGTAGCAATCAACCGCTCCGTAGTCAATCCTGATATTCTCACCACTCATGCTTTTCCGAAATCGTGGATTGTTAATAGCAGAATAGCTGGCTTGATGTTGCTTTAATTCGTTGATTGCGCTATGTATGTGGCCAAAACTCCCAATGAGTATCTTGCGGTGACCGTTATAAATGAAGTAGAGCTCAATCATCTTTGCAAAACTCCTTGTAGATTTTTTCGAAAATTTCTGACACCAATTTTTTAGGTATATTAGATCTCTCGTTGTATGATTTTGAGAAGTTCTTCCACTCTATGTCCTGCTTGATAATTTTATTCTTAAGATTAAGTTCAACATTGCTTCCAAAAATCGTCCGCTTTTGTAAAGGATAATCATAATTATTGTATCTAGCTAGGTTTTTGTATGGAATTCTGAATCCAATAATATCCTCAATGTAGGGCCACAGTCTGTCAGCTGCTGGATTCTCAATAACCCAAAATTGTGGTCTATATCTTTTTATGATTTCTATTGTGTTGAAAGCTGTTAGCTCGCCATTGACCCTTTTTAAAAATTGCCTGTCGTACTGATAATTTATATAGGCTGACTCGTAATCCTGATTTGCCCTGATCGTGAACGGTGAAGGTCTTACTTGTGGAGCAAATAAGCTATCAGAGACATCATTGCGTTTCCAACACGCATTCCCATTTTCCATTGCAGAAGCATTTGACCAACTTTCACATGGTGGACTAGCTATTATAAGATCAGGTTTTGGTAATTTGTCTAACACGTCAAAGAGCGTGTTATCTCCAAATAATCGCCCATAGTCAGCAAGGTTCAAATTTATAAAATGATCGTTCTTATTTTCTATATCTATTCCGATTGGATAGATGTCAATATTCGCCCCCCCCGAACTATTCAGAGAGTTAGCACCCTTAAAGTAAGAACCGTTTCCACTATCAAAGAGTGCCCAAACTACCATTTTTTTGATAATCAATACCTCCTATCCTTCATCCCTGACGGATACACAAAGCACCTTCCAGTTGCTCCTTCGAAAATACGACTTGATAAAGCACCATTCCCAAAATCGTCCGAGTAAAGCTCCTTAATTTCTTCACTAGACAGATTTGTATTGATAATCGTATTTGTC